ATGCGGACCTGCCGTAATCGCCCTGATCTCCCTCGATGCGGATATCCAGCGTGTCCATCGCGCCGGTTCCGCGTACCGTGCTCGGCTTCTCCGGCCCCTGCGGTGCCCGTTGGCGAAGATCATCCAGCATCTCGCCGATCTCATCGCCCTCGCCGCTCTGCTCGGCCTGCCGATAGGACGCCTCCTCCGCAGCCGCTCTCTCCGCCGCCAGTTCTTCCGCCGTCTTCAGATACCGCGGCCCCTCCTGCGCATATTCCGCGCGTCGTGCATCCCGCTTGACATTTTCGCCGTTGCTGGGTATACTATTTCCAATAGCGGGACTAACAGGACCAGATTCCGGCTCGGCCGTAAGTTGCGGGGAGGCTTTCTCCACGTTCAACGTCTGGGTGAAGTCACCGCTATTTTCTTTGACATACATGGTCGTTATCTCCATAGTCCCACGTCCCTTGTCAAATTGAACCGTTACGACCTTGCCGTCCGGCATACTCTTGCTGAGCAGTACACCGCGCTTTCCGTCGTTCTTACCTCCGACCTGCACCTCACCTGGAGTAATGCTGTCCGGCTGTGTCACGACCTCCGGCAGAGCGTCTATCGCCCACCGCTCCAGCGGAAGATTTCCTTTCCGCAGCTCCGCCTCCGGCGAGCCGTGCTCCCGAAGGATGTGCCTTACGTCGTCGTTTGTCACGATAACGTTTCGCTCAGAGACCGGATATCCGAGAATAGCTCCCACCGTTTTCTCTGTGCGTCCGTCAACATTCCGAGGTAGAGCTTTTCCAGCTTCTCGCCTTGACTGTTCTTCCTTCCGCCGCTCCACTTATCGAAGAACGCGGAAACGCTGGTATCAAACCCTGCAACAAGGTTTCGGAACGTCTTGCCTTCGCGCCGGATCGCATCCGCCTCCCATGCGTTATAATTTGACTTCCCTGCCGTCTCCTTCTCTGCTGCCATCTCCTCAACCGTCTTGAGGTACTTTGGTGCCGTCTCCGTCTGCACGCCGCTCTCCGCTGTGGGGGCGGCTTTTTTCTGTGCCGCCAGCTCCTCCGCCGTTTTGAGCCGGTATTTCTCGTATTCGCCGCGCGCTCCGACGATCTCACCGCCAAGCCCCAGCACACCGCCGAGCGTTCCGCCGACCAGCCCGTCATAGAGCATTTCGCCCACATTGAGCTCCGCCATCGGATCGTAGATCATTCGCTTGGCCGCAACGTCGAAAGCGTCCTCGGCCATTTCCTCAAAGCCCTCGCCGAGTGCGCTCACGCCGGTCTTGAGCAGCGCCTGCGCAGCCGCGCGCCCCGCCGGCGTTTTTGCAAGACGTGCGGCAAGGGACTTCACCGCCTGATCCACCATGTCGTCCGCGATACCCTTCCCGAACACCTTGGCAAGCGGCTTCGCCGCATTGCTCAGGCCCTCGGTCAGCACGGAGATCGCACCGGCCGCCATACCGTACCCAGTCTGCTGTTCGTGCGATGTGCCCTCCTGCCGCGCCTCCTGTGACGCGCCGCCGGCGCTCCGAAGCGCCATCGGAAGCATCGCCCCGCCGGTCGGCAAGCCGAGGAGAATATCCGCGCCAAGCTGCATTCCGCCGACGCCCGCATCGACCGCAAGGGAGCCCGCCTTGCCGAGTCCCTGTTTTGCCTCCTGCACGTCCCGCGCGCCGCCCACGGCAAGCCGGTCCGCCGTCTCATACAGCTTCGCCGCCGTCTTTTCGTTCTCGCCCCCGGTCCCATAGGCCCTGCGGTAGGCGTCCGCCTTCTTCTCCATGCCCTCAATCATGCTCCGGGCACTCTCACGGTCCGCCTCGCCGGTGTCCGGGTCGTTCAGCAGCACTTTCTGCACCGCGATCTCACGCTCCAGATTGTCAAGCTCCTCCGCCGCTTCCGACCTCATCCGCTTCGTCGTTCCGGTCTGCCCCAGTCCCGCGAGGTTGGCATAGCCGGAGGCATACTGCTTTCCCGCACCCGATGCCATTCTTTTCAGCCGCCCGCCAAACGTCGGTGTGTCAGCCTTGCCGCCGCTGCGTGAAGTGTCCTCTGTGGTCGTTCTCACCGTTTCCTCCGCTGTTTTCAGCGGTCTGTATTCTGCGCTCTTCCGCATTGCGGCAACAGACCGGGGCGCGGTCTGCGTCCCAGTCTGTTCCTGCCTCGAGGCTTCGATCATGCGGTCGAGCGCTCCGGCTGTCGTCTTTTCCTGCCGCTTTCCGGCCAGCATATTGTCAAGCGCTCCCATCGTAACCTCCTCAATATCCGAATGTTGCCGCGATCATGTTGCCCTGCTCCCGCGTGATCCTCCCGAGAGCGATCCAGCTCTGCAGGATCTCCGCAAGCCTCTGCACGGACGCTCCTCCCTCGGCAAGGCGGTTCGCCTCGTTCAGCCACGTCGCAAAATTCTTATCCTGCGCCGCGAGCTGTTCTGCCTCCGAAGGAGCGGCTCCGCCGCTGTAGCCATAGGCCCCCAGCACCGTCTCCATTGGCATACCATAGTAGCTTTCGAGGATCTGCCGTACGTTGTCACTGCTGTCGCCGCCAAGGGCAGCCGCAAGCGCAACTTCCGCCGACGCCGCGCTCGGTTTGCTCGATGTTGTCCTACCGGAGCTCTTCGCCGCAGCTCTCTGCGCGGCCACCGCCGCCACCATTGCCTGTGCGTCCGCCTTGCTGATGCCGGCGCTCTCCAGCAGCTCGTCGCTCGCCATGCTTCCGCTCTGGAGCAGCTGCATCGCCGTCTTATAGGCGTAGGCCCTTGCATTGTCCGCGTCCTCCCGCTCGTATGCCGTGTTCTGCGCATTCTGCTGGTCGTAGCGATCCATCAGGTCGCGCAGCACATCGGCATAGCTGTCCGTGCGCTCCTTGGCATTCGCCGCCGCAAGCTCTGCGTTGGCGATGTCACCTGTCAGTTCGGCGTCCGTGATCGCGCGGTCGAGGTCGCCGAGGGCGCCGATTCGCCCCTGTTCTCCCTGCCGCAGAGCGTCGCTGTAGCTCGTGTCCAGCCCGAGCAGCGTGCTCTCCGCCGCGCCGCCGGTCTTTCCCTGCGCCGCAAGCTGCTGACCGATGTTCTTCTGCGACTTCATCTTGTTCAGATAAAGCTGGCGGAACATATTCGCGTAGCTCGTCTCCGTGTCCCGCTTCTGGTCCTGCAGGCTCCCGACCGCCTTTTGTACGTTGGCACGGTTCGCCTCCTGCTGCGCGGCCAAAGCCTGCGCATACGAGCCCTGCTCCCCATAAAGCTGCTGCAGCTCACGCCGGAGCGCCTCCAGCTCCTCCGAAGTGCCGTTCCCCTGCGCACCGATCGTATAGGTCTGCCCGTTCTTTGTGATGGTCGTGCTGCCGTCCTTGTTCTTCAGCCACACACTTCCGTCCGAGCCGACGATTTTGCTTCCCGCGGTCGCGTTCTTGATGAAGCTGAGTCCCCGTTCGCTGCCGACCGGGTATTCCCCGCCGCCCGGCGAGTAGCCGATGACGCCGGTGCTTCCGCCGGAAGCTCCGGCAGGACTGCTCGGCTGCGAATACCCGCCGGAGCTGCCCCCGCCGGAAGACCCTCCGCCATATTTCTGCTCGGCGGAGTTCAGCTCCTTCATCTGATTCTTCGCCCACTCGGCGTTGCCCCCGCCGCCGGAAATGAGGTTATTGAGATATTTCCGCTCGTTGGCGTAGTTTGTCTTTTCGTTGTAAGCCATGTTCGCTTCACTCCTTTATCATCTGCTGAATGTACGCCGTAAGGTACTCCCCCCACGCCTTCTGCGTGGCAGGTCCGAAGGAATCGTCCACGTCCAGCTCGTACCCGCAGGCATTGAGGAATTCCTGCAACTTTCCGACCGCCGCATCCTTGTCACCGCGCACTAACGTGCGCTTTTCCGCAAAATATGCAGGTATGCCAAAGCCGCGGATGTACCGCCCGTTGATCTCCAGCGTCCGATAGCCGCACTCGTGCCTGCTGCCCTTGTTGCCCTCGAACACCGTGATTTTCTGCCCGCCGCAGGCGGTCACGATGCCCGTGTGGTTGGGCGCGCCGGTGCAGTCCGCCGCGGCATAGTCCGCACCGTCGGCCCAATGGTAGAATACCTGCTCGCCGATTTGGGGGACGTGCGCGTCGTCCTCAATCCATTGGCCGCGCGCCTGATACCATTTCGCCTGCTCACCGCAGGAGCACTCGACGGGGAGCACCTCCGTCAAACCGCAGAGGATCGCCGCCGCGCTCACCGCCGCCGCGCAGTAGTCGTCCGAATAGGTGATCTTGTAGCCGCGCGGATGGGGCAGGAAGCTGTTGTAGGCGTCCACGATCTGCTTATGCACCGCGTCGCCGCGCACCGCTCCGTCCCAGTTCGTCAGGGTCTTGATAAACTTGTCACGTTTCATCTTTTGCGCCTCACAGAAACCGCACGGCGTAATACTGCCGCTGGTTGGTGTTGATCTTGCTGCACACCGCGTTGATGGCGGCAACGTGCCCGCCGTCGAGCATGACGGCGTATTCCAGCTTGAGCTTGTCCCGGCACAGCGCGTTGACCTGCTGCGCGGTCATAGACTTGCAATAGACGCCGTAGAGCAGCCCGCCCTTGTAGCCGAGGACGGTGTGGTTGGTCTTGCGCAGAACGTCGCTGAACACCCCCGTGAAGCCCTCTGCGGCAGGGTTATAATTGCCGAGCAATCCCATACCCCCGACCGCCCAAACGACGCCAGAGCGCGTCAGAGCGTCCGCCGAGGAGACGCGGGCCATGTGTACCGCGCCGTCCCGCGTCTTATAGAGCACACTCTCCGGCGTTGGGCAATGACAGCTCATGCCGCGAACCACCTTGCCGCCGCGCACGAGGATGCTGCACGGCGCGCCCTGCCACGAAAAGCTCCCCGAGATCGCGTTGCGCGGCAGCGGCCCGCTCAGGTTGAGCGGGTCAATGTCGCGGGCGAGGATCGCGGGCTGGCCGTACAGCTCCACGTTCAGGGGGAAGCAGTTCGCGTCCAGCCTCGCCGCGATGTCGCTCAAGGTCTGGTTGCCGATCCAGCCGTTGTCCAGCGCCCCGACGGAGCGCTGGATGGCCTGTATCATGCGTACCTCTTCCGAGGTGGAGCCGACCACATCTTTCATGCCGGCGGCTCCTCTTCGTTCCCGAGGAGCTTGTCGCCTGCGGCGTCCACGGCGTTCTTTCCCGCCGCCAGCAGCTTCACCAGCCACGGCGGCACCTTTGCGCCCATATTTACGCCGTGTTCGGCCAGACTGCCCAACTCCCCAATGATGTACCACACAACGACCAGCGGGCCGAGAAGCGTCGTATACTCAAACGGAAGCTTCACACCCGGCAGGTGCTCCAGCATCATGCCAATCAGCCAGTCGGCGACCAGCGCAATGCAGACGATAACGATCATGCCGCCCTTGTGCCACGCGCCTTCACGCAGCTTCGCGCTGCTCCACTCCCCGCGGTGCGCCGCTGCGGCAGAGCCGACCAGCCAATCCGCCAGCATCAGCCCGATCCACACGATCAGCAGCCAGCCGAACCAGCCCCAAAAGGCCGTCAGCATCGCCACCGCCGCCGTGATCCACGCCTTGATCGCCGTCAAAGTATTGTTCTCCATCGTTTTGTCCTTTCTGCACGAAGCCACATCGGACCTCGCGCGGTAGTATTACTAATCGTATTAGAGCGGGGATCAAGCCCCGCTCTGCTCACTTGTTCAGCTCCGCGAGCTTCATTGCAATATCGTCCGGGATGTGGCACTTCTCCTTCTTGACGCAGTAGCCGTTCTCATCGTAGGTGAGCTTGTACTGCGGCAGGACGTAGATCTCCGTGCCGGCGCGGGAAATGTCGCGCGCCATGACGGGCTGCTTGATGCTGTTCTTGACACCCGAGTTTTCGCTCAGGCCCGCGGGAATGTCCGTGACCTCGATGGGCTTGCCGTCGGATGCGATTCTCTTGTAAGTAGCCATAGTTTTGTTCTCCTTTTCTTTGTTCAAAATTTATTTATCATCGTCGTATTTTTCGCCGGTGATCTCCTTGATGCTGCCCGCCTTGCAACGGTCGATAGGTTCATAGGCGCTCTCTCTTTCCGGCGGCAAAAAAGCCGCCGGTTTGATTTGTCAGCGGTTACGGCGCAGCCAGCGTCCTGCGCTCTTGAGGTTTTTCGCCAGCTTTCGGAATATTTCCATAAGCCAGAGCTGCGCGCTCTGCCCGTTTGCGGAAAGCCGCTCCAGCTCTCGCAGCATTTGCCCCCTGTGCCGCTTTGCACGGATGATCGTCAGCGGCGGCATCGGCGCTTTATCCGGCTCGCACGGCTTGCGCGGGCTGCTTTGCCCTTTGCGCGGCGGTGCCGGTCTGCGTTCCTGCGGCACAACGGCATCCTGCTCCTGCAATTCCCGGTAAATGCTATAAGCCAGCTCGTCGAGGCCGTCCATGCCGCGCAGCGTCGTCGGCTGAAAGCCGGTCATCGCTCCGATGTTGCGCAACGCTCTGCGGATTGTGCGCAGCACCGTCGCCTTATCCACACCGATGAGCGAAGCGACCTCCCGCAGCGACAGCCACTCACCGTAGTATAGATACAGATAAGCAGCCTGCCGCGGCGTTATCGCCGAAAGAAGGAGATTTGCCGTTTCGCGGTCGGCGAGGTCAAGCTCTGTTTGTCCGCTTAAAGCCGCCTGCGCCATTGTCAGCTCGACCTCCTCCCGCACGGCTTTCTTTGCGCGGGAGAGAGTACGGGAAACCGTGCTCTTCCCGATGCCGAGCCGTTCGGCGATCTCCGTCACGGATGCGCCGTCGCGGTTCAGCTCAAGGACCTTGCGCTGCCGTTCTGTCAATGCTTCAAGCCCCCGCTGTGCCGCCGAAAGCATCTGCTTTCTTCCAGCCTCGATCTCATCATCAAGCGAATTGTCCGCCTGCTCCCAAGAGAGAAATTGCGCGCGGTCTCCGAGGGACATTTCGCCGCCGTTCTCTGCCTGCGCGGCCATCGACACGGTTCTCGCTCGCGGCGCTTTGGCTCTGCGCGGGGCAATGGCGTGAAGCATCGCTTGGACATTCGCCAATTCCTCGCGCAGCATTTCGATCTCCAGCTCGTCCTCACCGTTATCGCGTGCTTCAGCGATCTGCGCAAGCAGCTCACTGTGCCGCTGGCGGAGAGCGTCGATTTTCTCGCTCATTTACGCTCAGGCTTCCGTGAAATACTGCCCGATCAGCTCATGCGGAAGATACTGCAGCACGATCTTGCCGCCAGCGGCTTCGCCGGTGCGCTCACAGAGATAGGTCTTACTGTCCTCGCTGTCGAGATAGTACCTGCCATACTCGTATTCCATGCCGCGAGTCGCGGGGATCGGGTCGTCCTGCGTGCCGGCGTGCTCCACGTCGATGACCACCCACATGGCCGGCGTTGCAGACGGTCTCCAATCCTCCTGTGAGGTGTGTGCCTGACGGCATTTATAGAGCTTGCCGCCGTCGCTGCGCCGATCACCCTCGGCGTAGTCGACCGGGAACGCCCACGCGGGAAACAGCTCAACGGCCTGCGCCGCGTCTCTGTCCGGCAGGGATGCGCTTGCCCGTTCGATGTAAGGTCTGAGTGCTCTGGCTCTTTCGGTATAAGTTGGCATTTCTCTCTCCTCCTCTTAAAGCATGATGGTCATGGTCTTGCCGGTCGTATCGACCTCGACGGCAAGGTAGC